ACCCGGGGTAGCGGGTCTTCGCCAAAGTGGCGGAACGCCTAAAACCGTAACCAAATGTCGGACAAGGTGGAGTGTTTTCGTGGTGGGGTTTCTGGCCCCGTGGGCGGCAGTCGCGGCTCTGCCTTCCCACAACACTCTTATGCACCGCAGCCGGAAACTGCAACGCAACATCGCCTGTCTGCTGCTCATCACAGCAGCGGCCGAACTTAAACGTGGCAAAGTGCCAACTCGCCCAGCCGTTTTCCCCCCTCAAGCCATAGGGTACTCAACAGGTTCTCCCGAGAGACTCAAGTCCGAAACCATCCATGACATGCCGGCTCCAACGGCAAAACTCTGGCGTAGAGGTGGATGGCCGCCCTCACCGTACGACCCGCAACGATCGACCAGGCTCTTCACCCCCAACCCGGGGCTACTGAGGCATAAGGTCCACGCTAGCCTCGGGACTTGCATGCTAGCATGTGCTTGGGCTCGGTCCAATCACGTTCTCCGACGTTACTCACGACCGTGTGCGTTTCTACCCAAGCGTGTGGTTGTAAAGAACGGACGTCCGCAGTCCATGTTCCGTGAAGGGCCGAGCATAGCGCCAACACGTGTCCGTTCTCCCGGGGGCCGCAGTGCCATCGGTTTCCCCCCGTTTTGTCAAGTGCTCTTTGAGACAACACCGTGTACCTACATATCCTAACGCCAGCACGCGCCCACCGCGGCGACGGCATATACCATTAAGGCGAGGGGGTTGGAACCCATTTTGCTTGTCCCGCCATGTGAGTGTCATCAAGCGCGCGGGGGAGCCGCGCCGACCCAGGATCTTGCCATGTGACAGGCCAAGTCCAGTCCGTGCACATTGAGGTCCATCTCGGTGCACATCGATGCCCACTCGTCGTCGGTGTGTTCACCACCAGAAAGCCTCGCGAGTTGCCGCCACACCGTGTTCCTGCACCCGCATCCGATGAGCGGTGGGAATTCAGCCGATTTCAGGCGCTTGTATGCCGTCCCATCCTCAGGTAGCTCCCCGAAGGTGGTCAAATAGTACTCGCGAACTTGCTCGTCGGTGATCTTCACCTCCCCCTTGGGCTGGTTCGACTTGTAGAGGTTCTTGCAAAACCACCACATAGCTTCAACGCGTTGAAAGCCCGAGGCCATCGTCTGCGCGTAAACTTGGGTGCATGCTTTGAGTTGCTCCTCAGTGACTGCCGTTGTGGTCCATTGTTTCGTCGTCATCATGCGATGAATCTCGGGACACATCACCAGCTCGTCATTGTCGTACACAGCCCAGCCGTTGTTGAGCAGCGTGTCGTAACCCACGAAAGTCACGACATCAAACCCTTCAAGTTTGCGGAACTTGAACTTCGGCTTCCATCCGTACCTCTTGAAGTACGCGATGGCCGCTGCTTCGAAGCCTTCTTGCAAGGCCTCTTCCAACCGCCCCAGCGTGTCGTCCCCTTCGAAGGCCAAAATTGCCTTGTACTTCTTGCCATCCCTGGCCGAATGGTAGAACAACACGCCGCCTTTCTTGTCGATCAAGTCCTTGATGGTCTTCTCGATCGCGTCGA